ATTGTATAAGATCAATCATTTATTATATGTAATATTTTATTTAAATTAAATCTTGTTTTAAATTAATACCGTGTTCGTAAAAAAGGTAGCATTTCAAAGTGGCTACAACATCATATAAGGAGTTATGAGCAGATTTAAAATTATAACCAAATAATTTAAAAAATAGATCCTGTAATTTACACCACTTGATACCTCCATTTGGAAATCTTGCATTAACTAAATATTTAGAAGATTCCATGGTGCAATGCTTAGACATTTCTTCTAAAAAATTAATTTTAGAAGACATATTGTATCTTATTAAATTTGCTTTGATAACAGTTAGATCAAAGTTAATATTATGTGCTATTAGGAGGTCAGATATATTACAATCATCAATAAAAAAATTCAAGGCATCAATAGGGCAAATTCCTTTTTCTAAACAAATATCGTTAGTAATACCGTGAATATGACTATTAGTTATTTTCACATTTGTTTTTAAAATATGATTGCTAACAGAGTGAGTTCTATTTTTAGTTAAATCATATACTACCCAAGAAATCTGAAGAATATGAGGAAATTGATTTAAATTATCTTTTGAAAGTATGCATTTAGGTAAAAGACCAGTGGTCTCATTATCAAAAACAAGAACCTTCATCTTTAATTTAAATTAAAACTAATTTTTAAATCTAAAGTTTTTAAATATTAAATCTAAAAATTAATTTCCACACTCATAATTTTTAAGTCTGCTCCGACATTGATTTTTTGAGTGTGAATTTTATCTGAAGAATATTAGTATTAATTTCCACACTCATAATTTTTAAGTCTGCCCCGACATTGATTTTTTGAGTGTGAATTTTATCTGAAGAATATTAGTATTAATTTCCACACTCATAATTTTTAAAGTTGCTCCGACATTGATTTTTTGAGTGTGAATTTTATCTGAAGAATATTAGTATTAATTTCCACACTCATAATTTTTAAAGTTGCCCCGACATTGATTTTTTGAGTGTGAATTTTATCTGAAGAATATTAGTATTAATTTCCACACTCATAATTTTTAAAGTTGCCCCAACCAACATTAATGTTGGTTGGGTCTGAAGAATATTAGTATTAATCATATTTTTTGAATGTCTTTTGCATTGATTTAAGAGCCAATTTTGAATCATTTTTAGACCATGTATTTGGTACATCAAGTTGAATTAAAGTTTCGTTTATAATTGTTTTTAATTCTTCAGGTGTTAAATTAGGAGGTTTGACTATATTTTTCATTATGTATTTATAAACTTGTTCTTGATTTTTATTCAAAATTTGGAGTTTTTTTTTGGTACATTTAGATCAAGAGGAGGAGGAGGAGGAGGATTTACTAAATCTGAGTTACCTGCTTCGGCTTTGGCTATCCTATCATCTATGTAATCCATAATGTTAAATTTGGGGGTTGCTTCTGCTTTTTTACGAGAATCCATGTAAGCCTGAATATTTAGACTAGGAGTTGGTAAAACAACATTTTGAGGTAATGGGATAGATGAAGATAATGTTTGAGAAGTGGTTGGTAAATTTGCTCCCAATGCTTTATTTAATTTATTAGTAAATGCAGAAGACATAACTAATTTCTTAGGTGCTGGTCTTTCTAAAACTTTTTCTTCTTCTTCTTCATCTCCTATCATACCACTTGAAGAAGAAGAACTTGAAGAAGAAGAACTTGAAGAACTTGGTATACCAGTAATAATTTCTTGTTTCTTTTCTTCAGAAGGTTTAAAAAATACAGGTTTTACAGGCATAACAGTAGGAAATCTTGATACAGTTGAAATAGCACTAGGATTGTTACCAGAAGGTAAAAAAGGAACACTTGGTCTTCCGATATAAATATTTTTAGCACCATCGGAAACAGAAGAATCAACTTTTGAACCATCAGTATAAATATTAATAATTTGTTTTTGAGATTGACCACGATTTGAACGAGAATTAGATTTACTTTCATCTCTATGAAATTTTGGTGGATTTAAAAATTCAGTAATTCTACTAACTAATATAGCTTTATTACCTGATATTTGAAGACCGTATTTTTTGAGTTCTAATTTTAACTGTGGAATTTTCATCATTGAATAATTATTAACAGCACTCATTTATATTATTGTAAATATATTTAAAAATTAATTCATCATCCAAATTTTAATTCATCTTTGGTTGTGGTAAAAAAACACCTAACGTAACCATTAATAGGCTTCCATAATTTCTTTGGCTTTCACATCTATTATCAACTATCAACATTGTAGCAGAATATACAATTAAAGATGCTAAGATACCGACCTGAATGAAGTATTTCACTGCAGACGGATTAACAGTTAGACAGCAACTCTTCCATTCGTTTTTGTTATTTGAATTTCTTGGTGAAGATGTAACTGGAGCAATTGGTTCAATACTTATTCCGTTCATTTTTAATATCTAATAATATATTAAAAATTTTCATTTATTTACCGATAAATCTATTACCTTTAGCTATATTATCAGAAGCCCATAATGACTGTGTGTTAGTATAATGTAATCGTTTAATAACTTCTTCTAAATCTGCTATTTTACCGTCTTCTTTATATTTAATGGGTATAATATGGTCTATATGCCATTCTCCATAATTATCCCAGTTCATACCTTCTTCAAAAGTCTTTTCTATATGATTTTTAAATTCGTCTATATTACACCCTAAATATTCTTTTGAAGATAGTTCTTTGTTTGATTTTAGAGAATGTCTAATTCTTTTTCTAACTATACCAGATAAATAACTTGGAAAATCACATATTTTACAAATTGATTTTCGTCTATTATGTTCACAAATTTGACTACCTCCGCAGTCTTTACATGATGATTTATGTATATTATGTTCGCAAATTTGACTACCTCCGCAGTCTTTACAGTGTGTTTTTTGTCTATTATGTTCACATATTTGACTACCTCCGCAGTCTTTACAGTGTGTTTTTTTTTTACCGTGTTCGCAAATTTGACTACCTCCGCAGTCTTTACATGTTGATTTTTGTCTATTATGTTCACATATTGAACTACCTCCGCAGTCTTTACATGTTGATTTTTGTCTATTATGTTCACAAATTTGACTACCTCCACAGTCTTTACAATTTAATTTTTGTCTATTATGTTCGCAAATTTGACTACCTCCGCAGTCTTTACAAATTGATTTTCGTCTATTATGTTCACATTTATTTTTATTACTATGTTTAACAGCTTTAATATTACATTCAATACAAATTTTTTGATAAGAATCATCTCTCTTTTTTTTAAATTTTTCTAAAGTCATATTCATTTTGCATCTATTACATTTTTTTCTTTCAACATTATCAGTCATTGTAATTTATTGTTAGTATTAAATCTTTAAATTCAATTTTTTAATCCTCAAGGAAAAGTTGAACACGATCATCAATTATTTTAATTTTTCGTTCAATTAGTTTAATATAATTTTCGTCCTCAACTTCTTCTAACTCTTTTTCTAAAACAGAGTATGCACTATCTAGAATTTTTTGGTATTCAACATCAATAATAGTTTTATCAGTATCAGATAATTTTTCAGTATCAAAATCGTGAAGTAGTTCAATAATATCGTCATTCAATTTTTTAATAACAGACTGAATAGCTTTCTTATAATCAATCTTTGGTTTAATAATTTTTTGTAATTTATATCCTTTTTCTTTTGGAACAAGTTTAATTTCTTCTAGTTTTTGTTCTTCAAGTTTTTTTTGCATTTGAATTTTTAGTTGATGTTTAGAAGGTGGTTTGCCAGTATAATTATCTTCTACAATAATAACAGGTTTATTATATTCATATAATGGTTTAGCTAATAGTTCTTTAACGATTTTTTCTTTTTTGACCTTTGTTTTCTGATGTTTTGTTAATTTTTCGTATTCATCTTTAACTTCTTCATTTTCAAAAACAGGCTCTTCAATAAGAACTTTTTTAGGAGGAGGTGGTGGTGAATCTAAATCTAATTTATCTTGAATAATTTGTCTTAGATCAACCATCTTCATAGAGAAATGTTTTTTTTCGTAAATACCAAGATCTTTAATTTTTTTCAATGCACTTGCTTTTGTAATTATTGTCTCCATTTATATATATATAATATTTTAAAAAAAATTATTTTTAAAATATTGTTATGACAATTTAGATTTTTTTCTTAGATTTAGTAGATTTAACAGCTTTAACAGGTGGAGTTGGTGCAACTACTTTTTCAACAAGTTCATCATCTTCCTTTGCCACGGTCTCTTTTTTAGCTCTTGGTTTTTTAGGAACTGCTTTTTGAGCTTCAAGAATTTCTTTTCTCGCCTCTTTCGTAAGCTTATTAATTTGCATCAAAAGTCCTCTGATTTTTGTGCCCGAAATTTTGGTTTGTTTTACATTGTATTTTTCTAGTTCCATGTTGTATTCTGTGATTGCATTTTGGAGATTCTGATTCGTTTGCATTTATTTATATAAAGATATTATTTTTAAATTGATTTAAAAATAATTTATAAATGTTTTATGGAATTTTTTAAAAGTTAAGAAAAGAAAGAACAGCATAAATGTATATTTGTTGACACTCTTGATAATGCCGTTGTTAAAGTTGCTGGAAATCCTGCCGTATAATTTGTTGCTACTGAAAATGTTGTATCTAAATCTCCGGTTGCTGTGCTTATAAATGTTTGAATTGCTAAATTATTAAAACAATGACCCACAAATATAATTTCACCGGCTACGAAATTTAAATTTTGAAGTGGTTGTGCTACAAAATTTACCGATTTTAAATTAAAATCAGATGTTAAAATATTTACTGATGCCTGCCCGACTAAAACACTACCAGTTGATAAAACACCTCTAAATAGTCCAAAATTGGCAAGCATTGGTGAACCTGATATATACGGGTCTGTTATAAAAAATTTTATTGATGATATTGTTATATTTTTATCTATCATACCCATATTGAAATAAGAATTACCATTTAATAGTGTGCTTTCTGTCCCAATAGAAAATGGAATATGTGTATATACTGATGTTGTAATAGGGATTATAGAATTTATTGTCAGATCGGTAGCACTTGAATTTATAGTTATATTGCTACCCGCTATAAGTCCTTTAGTCGTAAAGGCGGGGTTTATATTACTTGCTATTAAACTATTAGTGCCTACATTCGTTAAACTAATAGACGATGCAGGGTTGCTATTAGTTATTTGTATATCATTGCCAACTGATGATAATGTAATACCCGATCCTGCTATTATCCCTTTTGTTGTGAAATTTTGCCCAATTCCATTATCAATTAAATTACTACCTAAACCAACTCCTGCTATAGTATATTGCGGAATAGTAGTCCCATTTCCTAATAAAATATTAGTTGTTAAAGAAGTTAACGATAAAGTATCAGATCTAACATCTCCTGTAAAAGAAGTGATAAGTGGAACACCGATCTGGTTTTGGGTCTTTGTTTCTAACAAACTTAATCTTAGATTGACTTCTGAAAGATTCGTAAAAAAACTAACAAGTATATCATGATTTGAACCGAAAGCGATATTACCATTACCGCCAAAAGCACTTTGAATTACGGGAATACTGATATATGAATTAGGTAACAGTATAGGTGCACCAATTATATTAAATTTAGCAAAATTAACAGAATTATTTTGATCTTGTAAATATAAATCGTCTAAAGTTGTAACTAAAGTAAAATAAACATCAATGTCAATATTATCTCTAGTTAAATGTGAAATATACACCATAGTTGTGTTTGCCAAAGTAGCATTGTTATACGAAACGTGACCGTTTGCGGGTGGCGGGACACTTAATCCATTAGTATTATCGTATAAATAGAAGTTAGCATTACCGGCATTTCCTGACGACGATAATAAAGTGCCATCAGCCATTAAATATTGCTGATTACTTCCACCGTTAATTGCTACTTTATTGCTAATTAAACCATTCAAGCCGGTAAAATCAACTAAAGAACCGTTATCAGATATAGAACTATCTACTGCTGATTTACCATCATTTGTACCCGCTTTATAAATTTTATTCAAAGCTGGAGTAGAACCAGTATAAAACATATCTCCAGTTGGAGGCGGTGTTGGTATAGGAGACCAATAAGTTGTTCCATTTCCATCAGTTGTAAGAACATCATTGTTATTTCCATTATTAGATGTTACAAGGTCATATGTAGAAATATCGTCGCACACAATAGTTAGACTATCGTTAATTGTTAAATTATCCACTCCAATATTTGGCACAGGGTTAGTTACAATTAAATTTTTAATTTTTAAATTTTCACCACCGATATCTAAATTGATGTCATAACCAGTATTGACATTGCCGAATTTATTAAGACTCATGATTTTATATTATGTAAATATAAAATAAATATGATTATAAATTAATATAAACGATTACCTCTTGCTAACATCTCCATTTGTAACATCTGATTTCCCATTGCCGTAGTATAGTCAGATCTACTGATATTTTGATTACTCCAACTTCCAGAGTATATATATGGCACATTATTTAAAGATAGATTTAAATTTTTATTTTGTTCAGACGACCAGTCATAATTAGTTGGGTAAGAGTTGTTTTGGTTATATGCATTAAGAGGCCCAAGTCCTGCACGAATACTTTCCAAATAGTCGGATTCTGATTTTGTATTTCTTTTGTCAATTTCCTGTTCTAATTCTGACTTAAAATACGGTTTTGTAAAACCAAGAGGATAACTAACCTGATTAATTCCTTCTACCATAATATTTTCATTCCTTAATTGATTAAGATGAACAACTCCACTAATGTTACTGTATTCAGGCGATACTAGCATACCTAATGTTGGGCAAATTGCATGATCTTGTTCAATATGATTCATTTTATATTATGTAAAGTTAAAAAATATTTACTTATATAAATATGTTGAAAGTAAACGGAAGGACATCATATGAAAATAATGATAAAATTTTTAAAATTGCAAACATTAAAGCAGGTTTAGATAAAAAAATAAAAAAATCTTTATTTATTGATACTACACCTTCGGGTGCTGTAGGTGAAGAAGAAATAATATTAAAAAATAAAGAGTATTTTGTGCCTACTCCTCAGTTTAGAAAAAATCAAAATGAAAGATTATATATTGCTGGACCATCAGGTTCAGGTAAATCTACGTATGTAGCAGATTTTATAACCCAGTTTTTAAAAGAACCAAAAAGAAACGATACAACCATTTATATCTTTAGTTCTGTTACATTTGATAAAGTATTAGATGATAGATTTACTGATAGAATTTACCGTGTAGATGTAGATGACTCTATTTGTTATGAAGAACCTTATGATCCATCAGAGTTTGAAGAAGGTTCAATTATCATCTTTGATGATTGTGACAAGATAAAAAATAATAAATGTAGACATGCGATATATATGTTAAGAGAAAATTTGTTAGAAACAGGAAGACATTTTGATTTAACTATTATTTCAACCTCTCATCAACTTTCTAATTATGCTAAAACTCGGACTTTACTTAATGAAGCTACTTCAATAACTGTTTTTCCATCTCATGCAGGAACAACTTTTCATATCAGGGAATATTTAAAAAAACATATGGGGTTTGATTCAACTCAAATTAAGAAATTTTTAAGTTTAAGCAAAAATTCAAGATGGGTTACTATCAATAAATCTTTTTGTCCATATGTTATATCTGCAAAACAATGTTATAAAATTAAAGATGATTATTTACAATGAAATTAAAATTGAATATAAAGAAATAAAAACTACAATAAACTATAATGATGGAAGTTGAAAGAAAAAAATGTAATCGCTGTAAAATGAATTTGACATTTGATAAATTTAATAAAAAGAGAGACGATTCTTATATGAAATTATGTATAGAATGTAATATTAAGAATATTAATTTTATTAATAAAAATAAATGCGAACACGGTAAAAAAAAATCAAAATGTAAAGACTGCGGAGGTGCTTCAATTTGTGAACACGATAGAATAAGATCACAATGTAAAGAATGCGGAGGTGCTTCAATTTGTGAACATAAAAGACAAAGATCACACTGTAAAGACTGCGGAGGTGCTTCAATTTGTGAACATAAAAGAGAAAGATCAAAATGTAAAGACTGTAAAGATCCAATAAAAATAACAATTAAAAATTGGATTATAAATTCAAAAAAATCAGATAAAAAATCTAATCGGTTTGACATAATAAATTTTATTGATAAGTGTTTTTGTAAAAATTTAGTAGAAGAATACCCAAACTGTTATTACTGTTCAGTTGAATTACAGTATAAAATTTATCAAGATGATTTAGCAACTATAGAAAGATTAGATAATTCTCTAGGGCATATTAAATCTAATTGTGTGATTGCCTGTAAGATGTGTAATGTAAGTAAAGTTGGAAATTAATTAATTAAATTTTTTTATTATATTGTTTTATAATAAAAATGCCAGTACCAACTAAATTAAAACCTTGGTTTTTACATTTACAAGCCTATAGAAAGGCACACCCCAAACTATCTTTAAAACAATGTATGGTAGGTGCAAGTAAAACATATCGTAAAAAATAAATTCTTGATATACTATAAATATGTTTCACGACAACATTGATAATGTCATAAAAAATTCTGAAAATTATTCTTTGTCCGATTTTGATCTTCTTAATTTAACAGATAATAAGGTTAAAGTCTTGTCTTATTCAGACCTTGAAAATTTTAATACGATTGATGAAGTGTTAGAACCTTTCGGAGCAGTTATAATTTTATATCAGCAAACAAAAACCAGTGGTCACTGGGCAAGTATAATAAAACAAAAAAATACAATTGAGATTTTTGATAGTTTAGGAGTCGGCTTAGATCACGAATTAGAATTTTCTGATTATAATAAAAAAAGACATGGAGGAGTTGCAATAGCTCATCTTTCTAATCTTCTAAATAAAAGTAATTATAAAGTAGAAGTTAATTTACAACAAATTCAAAAGGATGATAGTCATATTAACACCTGTGGCAGATGGTCAGGTTTAAGAGTAAGATTTAGAGAGATACCAATGAAACATTTTATTAATATGTTTAAGAGTGGTAAAAATAGTCCAGATTATATAATTACTGCTTTAACTATTTTATTTAGTTAATTTTTAAATTATCTTGTAATATAATAAAATGTACATTCAACAACAGCCTTATGATTTAAATAAGACTCCTAGTATGAATGCTTTAAATTTATCAGCATTGCAACTTTCCAAAGGTAAATCTAGCACAATGAACGATGATGGTGACATCGTGTATTATAATATAAATATAGTTAACACAGATGAACCAACAGGTAAGATCGCAAAATTCAGTGAAAACCGAGTTTCAGCAGTTCTAACAAAACCAAGCGATTATAATATGTGCTGTGTTCGGTTTCAATTACCTTCTATAAATATTCCTATTTTATTTTTTAATAATTATTCATTTTCTATTAAATTAGAAAGAGGTGCTTTTTCTGTTTCTCAACCGTTAATTTATATCCCAAACAATGTTATAAATGTGTATGCTCCAAAATTGCCAGTATATGAATATCAAGAAATTGTTAACAGTCTTAATACGGCTTTTGTATCCGCAAAAGCGGCCTTAGATATATTAGATCCAACTGCTATTCCTTATGATCCACCATTTGTAACTTACGATGCAACAACATCATTATTTGATCTAAATGCTGAAACTGCTGGATATGAAAATTCTCTACCGAATCCGATTAAGATTATTTATTCTGCTGACCTGTTTGTTTTATTCACTAATGTACAAGACTATTTCCTCAGTCCATCTTTTACTCAAGTCATTGTTCAGTATAATTTTAATAACTCATATATCTATAATTTGAAGCCATATTTATTTATGAGGCAGAGTCAACCTTCGTTAGAGTTATGGTCGGAAATAAATCGTATCGTAATCCTATCTAATTCAATTCCCGTTAGACAAGAGTTAGTAGGTGCACAGGAAGATATTACTCGTCGTATCCTTTTTGACTTCAATGTAACGGGCATACCCGATAAAGGTCGTATTACATTCTTTTTGCAAGGACCACCTCGTTACATGGATCTTTTATCAGATTATCCTATGACACAAATGGACTGTGAATTTAAATGGGTTGATTCTAGTGGTAATTTTTACAATATTTATTTGAATTTGAACGATTCGGCTACAATGAAGATCCAGTTCCTTAAAAAAATAGCTTTGCGATTAGAAGGTTATTAGAAATTGAAATAGGATTTAAAATTTTATATTTACCTAATATAAAATGTCTCTTCTTTTACCAAATAAATTAGATGGTGAGAATATAATATACGATATTCAGATAAAGGGTGAACCAAATGCAAATACCAGAGCCGTTTTTGATGTAAATCGTGTTGATACGGTTCTAAACAATCCGTCGGATTATTACCTTGGGGTATTAGATTTTTCTATACCATTATATGCGGTTCCGCTATTTTCGTTTGTAGATAACCGCTATAGTTTTTCCCTAGAATATGACAATTTAACTTTAACAACTATATTGCTTTATGTACCAGAAACGGCTAATACAAGTCCAGTGTTCCAATCAGTCTATTCTTATAGTTCATTTATTAAAAGTATGAACAATGCATTAAAAACTTTATATATTAACATGCAGATCGCAAAACCTTTGTTCTTAGCTACTGAACAGCCTTTTATTACATTAGATAATAACCGTATAACTTTGAACATTCAAGACTGGTATTATCTCAATAACTCTTTCGTGTGTTGTAATGAACAACTTTTTCATTTTTTAACAAGTATTGATGCTTTTTTCGCAACTCCAAATTTTGTTAGATTTATTTATAATTCTCATATGCCTTCATATAATCGGCTTGGAAACACATATTATGCTTTAACACAGTCTAATAACGATCTCAGCAATTGGAGCAGTCTTTATTCAGTTATAATTTCTACTAATCAAGTACCTGTGGCTGGGGAATTAATTGGCACACAAAACAATGAAACAATATTAGTTCTTGGAGATTTTGTTTCTCTTCAATCAGAAAATAGAATAGGATATTATAATTATGTAAGTAAAGCTCCTATCCGTTTGTGCAATTTAAATTCATCTTATCCATTAACTGATATAGACTGTCAAATCAGATGGTTTAACAGAGAAAATGCTTCTGAAATAATTCAAATAGCCCCAAATCAAATCGCTTACATTAAATTAATTTTTGTTAAAAAAACTTTTGAAAATATGAATAACATTGATACAAATGGCTATGGAATAAGATAAAAACAATTGAATAATGGATTTAAAATAAAAAAATATAGAAGAAATGGTTAAGAAATTAACTTTGTTGGATTGTCAGAATATTGCGGTAGAAAGAGGGGGAAAATGTTTGTCAGAAGAGTATAATGGTAATAAAGAGAAAATGAAATGGAGTTGTAAAGAGGAGCATATTTGGAGTGCTTGTTTTAACCATATAAAAAATAACAAAAGTTGGTGTCCAGACTGTTCTGGTAATAAAAAATTAACTATAGAAGAATGCCAATTATTTGCTAAAAATAAAGGTGGAGAATGTTTATCTGAAGAATATATCAAACATGAAGAAAAAATGAAATGGAAATGTAAAGAAGGTCATATATGGTATGCTCATTTTTCTAATATAAAGAATAATAAAACTTGGTGCGTAGAATGTTCATATAATAATAAAAAATTAACTATAGAAGAATGCCAATTATTTGCTAAAAATAAAGGAGGAGAATGTTTATCAGAAAAGTACAATAATTGTTATACTAAAATGAGTTGGAAATGTTCTAAAGGACACATTTGGAATGCTATTTTTACTCATATAAAAAATAATAAAAAATGGTGTCCTAATTGTTCTCATTCTCGCTCAGAAAAATTAACTCGCTCTATATTTGAAGAATTAACTGGCTTATTTTTCCCATCAATCAGACCAGACTTTCTCAAGAATCCCGAAACTAATTGTAACTTAGAACTAGATGGCTATTGTGACGATTTAAAACTAGCTTTTGAATATCAAGGACAACAGCATTATGAATTTCTAGAACATTTTCACAAAACACCAGAAGATTTTATAAATCGTCAAAAACTTGATAGACTTAAATTAAAACTTTGTAAAGATCATGAAATTTCTGTAATACTAATTCCATATACTTTTAGTTATAAAAATGAAAGTGATTTGAGAGTTTTTATAAAAGATAGTTTGATTCCTTTTGGTTTTGAATAAGATAATTTTAAAATAAATTTCTTTAATTTTCGCAAAAAATTAAAAAAAAAATTATAATATTTGTTATATAATAAATGTCTAATCTTACAAAGATTTTATACCCTCGTTCTAATATTACTAGTGATCAATTTAAGACTCATCTGGTCAAGCAGGGAGGTTCTCGTGTAACACAGCAAGTTTTTAGTTCTAACTCTTGGGGATCGGTTGGTCAACCAATAATCCAAGCAAGTTTTAGTATTAACCCACCTTCTACTCAAACTTTAGTGGACAGAGATGTGCGAATTAAAATGTATCTCAAAGTTGAAACTGATGCCGTGATGCAAATTGGCACAAACGACGCCCTTCGCCAGTATCCTATTTCTGCGATCACGGAGAGCCTGACGGTGCAGGTAAACGGTGAAACTTTATCTCAAAATACTTCTGATTTTATGAATGCTATGATGACCTTCAATAATACCGTTGAAGATCGTAATGGTGCTATTTCAACTTCTCCGGGAATGCCTGATCAATATCAGGCCTACCAAGACTGGGCTACATACGGCAGTGGAAGAAATCCGTTAGCAGACTACGGAGAAAATAGTAGTGAAATGTCCCGTGGTGGTTTCCCAATTGTTCTCGCACCAAACGGTCTTAGTTTTACCTGTGAAGTGGTTGAACCATTGTTCTTATCTCCATTTTTATCTGGACAGTCGGATGAAGAAGCTTTTGTTAACATAAATCAACTTAATCTAAGTTTCCGTTTTGTTGCGAATACTAATCGTGTTCTTTGCCACTCTGTCCTTGGTAATGCAATTACTACCGTAACAGTCACATTTACTCAGGCACCTGAAATTCTTATTAACTACATCTCCCCCCAAATTACGATGCCACTTCCAACGGTGCAAACGGTCAGTTACTCAAAACTTCAGCAATATATTAAACCTATTACTGGTTTTGTTGCTGGTTCTACACAGACTGTAATTTCTGACAGTATCAAGTTAAGTATGATTCCTTCTGCGATGTATTTATTCGTAAGGCATGCAAGAAGTGCTTCTAACTACCTTGTTAGTGATTCGTATGCTAAACTCTCTAATATTAATGTTCTTTGGAATAACCAGAGTGGGTTGTTAGCTACCGCAAGTGATCAAGAATTGTACAGTATTACTCATCGTTGTGGTTCTAATCTTTCTTGGGCTCAGTATTCTAAATACCGTGGGTCAGTCTTCGCAGTTGAATTCGGTGAAGACATCGGACTTCAGGCGAACGAATGTGCTGGCGTGGCAGGCCAATACACTATCCAAGTACAGGCAACCGCTAAAAATCTTTCTACAACTGGAGATTTTGAGTTCTTCGTCGTGTTTGATCAGCCCGGCACGACGAGCGTGTTTGAAAACGGCTGTCGTAGTTCTATTGGAAACTTTAGCGAGGCAATGGTGTTATCTGCTCATCAATCAGCTGAAGAACTTTCTCACGAGGTCTATGCTTCAATTCATGGCGGAGGACGACGAGGTGGTGGGCGATTTATGGGAAGATTTAAATCGTTTATCCACAAAGTGAGCGGAGGTATTGCACGAGGAGCACAAATGGTAGCTCCTCTTCTTGATAAAGTAGCTCCTCAATATAGTGCATTAGCACGAGGTGTTGGAAATGTTGCTGGTGAAGTTTCAAATCTAACTGCAGGTAGTAGAACTTCTGGTGGGCGACTTAGTCGTATGTCTCGTCGTTAATACTTTTCTAAAATTTTAATAATTTTTCACAACAATATTTTATTTTCTTAGATATAATAAAGATGTCAAAAAAAGTAAAACAACCTTCTGAAAATTTAAGAAAAGCTATGAAAAAATCAAGACCTGAATTATCAGATTCTTCAATTGATTCATATATTATTAGTTTACGGATGCTTCATAATATGTGCTTTTCTGATCACAAAAATAAACAGATTCAAACAAAGTTTCTCCATGATTTCCCCAAAATTCAGAAATGTTTAAGCGAAATAAAAAACAAAAATACAAGGAAGAATAGGCTCACAAGTATATTGGTTTCATTAGATTCAGAAGAAAAAAAAGATACAAAGCTAATTGAGAAATATCAGACTTTGTTAAAGTCTCTGATGACTGATGTTAATAAAGAAATAAATTCGCAACGAAAGACTGAAACCCAAGCTGATAACTGGTTAGAATTTGATGATATAAAAACGGTTTTAAATAAAATGTTAACAGACATAACTACTCAAAAATTATTTTCTAAAGATAAGTTAACAAAGACTGAATATAGTTTGGTTCAAAAATATGTATTACTTCGTCTATATGTAGCTCACCCAATGAGAAATAATGTTGCTGATTGTGAAGTAGTAACTCAAGATGATTACGATGATTTAGAAGAAGATGATTTAGATAAAAAAAATTATTTAATTAGAACTGGAAACAAATATAAATTTATGTTAAATTCGTTTAAAAATGTGAAAAAGATTGGCAAAAAAGAAATACAAATTTCAGAACCAATATCAAAATTACTCACAAAATGGTTTAAGATAAATACATCAGGATATTTCTTTACTTTGAATAATGGAAAAGAACCTATCAATGCTAACAATATTACAAAACTTTTTAATAGTATTTTTAAACATTATGCAGATGGTAAAAAAATAAGCACAAGTATGCTTCGGCACATACAAATATCTGACGATTTGAAAAATGAACCTACTATTGAGGAGAAAACAAAAGAACAAGAAAAGACAGAAACCAAGTACCAGCATAGCTCAAGTATGAATAACCAATATAGAAAAATATAAAATCATTCTAGTATTTATTTTAAATTATTTTAATTTAAAATCTTTCTAATAATAAATAAAAGCAATGAGTCAAAAACAAAATGAACATCTAAACCATTATGTAAATGCATTAGATGAAAAAGAAGATAGACAAGATGTTACAGAAGTTGAAGAAGAAGTTGATGAAGACGATAAAACAACCTTTGCTGAGTTTTACAATTTCATTGATGAATTTAAAAAAAAATTTCCTAGATTAACCCCTAACGACTATTTTAAAATTATGAACTCTGAAGATTTTAAAGAAGATAAAGACGACCTTGTTAAAAGCTTTTTAGCTGACTTTGATCCATCATCAAGTGACCCAAGAATGTTAGACATTTTAATCAGTCTATCTTCTATCGGAATTAATATACCTAAACAACCAAAGTTAACTACTTTAGTTGACGATTTAAAAATAGAATAAAACCGGAATTATTATCTTATTATATATAAATGTATGCTATCCGTAAAGTCAGGAATAAAGAATGTTACAAAGTGGTTAATATTACTACTGGGGAAGTTCATTCTAAATGCACTTCACGAAAGAAAGCTGAAAGTCAGGTTAAATTATTAAGAGCTTTAGATCACGGTTATATTTTAAAGAAGAGATAATTTTATAATATAAGTTATA